AAAGCTACTCATTCCCGCCCTCGCTTCCTTGTGATTCAGCTTTTACGCCTGTAATCTTGTCTATTTGGGCTATGGTTTTTTCTGCTTTTGCACCGTAGTCTAATAAGAAAGTTTCATCATCATTGACATGGTTGTAATGCAATCCATCACTATAAAACTCCAACCCACTTCTAGCCACTGCCAGAGCTTCAGATAGGCGGGTGATTACATAAACTGCTGCATGAAAGTCCATATCAGTAAAATCAATGCCTTTGCTATCATTGGATATAGAAAGCTCCTGCAACCTTGCTATCTCCGCCGCCAGGTTTGGTTCATTGGTGGTCATTTAATTCCTCCATCCGTCTTTATTTAGCTTTATCTTCATGCCTGCTAAATCTCGCGGCTCCTCTTCATTATTGCACCATTCACAAGGCATCCCAGCACCACTACAGCATGTTACTTTGCCTTGCTCCCACGGTTTATTTGGATGCTCTTCGCACACCCAACCAGAATTATTACAATTATTGCAAATCATCATCCCTCGCCATTGCCATTGCAATTATTTGTTTCAGTTACAACAGGCACGTCTTGCCAGTCGGTTGGCTCAGTGGTTCCACATAAAGCCCCACTTGCATCACCGCAAAATTTCACATAGCGGGCTTGCAGAATCTTCACTATTTTTTTCTGCATTATATTAGCGCCATATTCCGTTGCAGGCACGTGGACTTCACGCTCAACGAATCGCAAATCATATATCATCATTTCTCTCCTGTATCTGTTGTTTCGGCTGGGGTGTATCGTCCTTTAATCATACCAAAAAAGTAATCACCAATTTGAAGACCAGTTATTCGCTGCCATGAAAATGAATTGGTTTTTAAATCGGGGAATAACACCCGCAGTCCACCGAATTTGAAATTATACCACTGTGTTTTCACCTTTCACCGCCATGCGCTTGGGGGGTTGGTTGCGGAACAGATTGTCTAAGTTGTGTCAGCCATTTATTTCGACCTTCTGTTCGCTCAATCTCTTTAGCTAATTCATTGGCATGATATTCAATATCCCGTGCAGCCTTCTGTTTCTTTTCAGCAAGCCACGCATCAGGATTGCTTTGTGGCATATCTCGTTGGTATTCAAAAACTGGATAACATATATCAATTTGCTCAAGCATAAAACGCTTCATATCGGCGTGGTCAGGAGATGGTGGTTCCCAAGCCTCTACCTGTTCGCGAATATGTTTGTAGTTTTTATTCTTCCTTTCAGCTTCTCGCTTATAGTTTGCATTTGCTTCTTCAACTTCCTTGTGTTCTGTTTCTATAGCTTCCGCAATTTGTTCCTTACTTAAGCTATCAAGACGACTTAGCTCTTGGTTAGCTTTTTCAAGTGCTTCGGTATGATATTTACTTGGCTCAAACTTTTCTGGAATCTGCGCATTCATAGGCTCATCGCGCATTGTAACTAAAGCGCCGAATGCCCTAGCACAACCCCACAAGTATTCTTCAAACGTGCAACCTTCTTCTATTTTTGCAGTATAACCTGTTGGCATTATTTAACTCCTTTATTGATTATTTGTTTCGACTGATTGCTGCGTAAATACCGGAAAAATCAACAAAACCATAGCCGCTATAATTGAAACAACTGGCCTTATCATTGGCGTTGTTATAGCCTTGATGTGAGAGGCTCATAAACTAATTCCCTGGAAAAACTAAATAATCTTGCGATGGCTTATCTGGTCTTAAATTAGGAATCCAGCCATCTTCGCGGGGGACTGATAACCTCATTACTGCAATATCGCTTTGTTCTAATAAACATTGCTCACTGTACATCTGATGAGCCACAACCATATCCTCTGGGAAGGTTTTTAGGTATTCGATTAAATCCTTAACTAGCATTGTGTATCCTTCACCTCAATATTATTCACTTCAAAAGAAGTAACCGCAGCAAACTGCTTAATGTCAGATAAACTGCCCACAATAGCATCCTCAATCTCACTATGATTCATATCGGTTTCTACCAATAAATTAAACTGCACAGACACCTTTTTCATAATTTTCCTTGTGTTTTTGATAGTTTTATGTTTACATCATAATTACAATAATGCAAGAGGAATTTTATGATAATTGGATGCGATGTCGGAGTGAGTGGAGCGATGGCCTTTATGGAGGGGCGCGACCTCACGATTTGCGACATTCCAGTCCTCAAAACCAATGGCAAGACATCTGTGGATATATACCAATTGTCAAATATTATATTTAAACAGCCCTTTGTTGACCACGCCTACATCGAACAAGTTGCTGCCCGCCCTGGTCAGGGCGTAGTGTCAATGTTCAGCTTCGGCAAGACCTATGGTATTATTCTTGGCATCTTGGCAGCCAAAGGCATTCCTATTACCTACGTTACTCCCAGCAAATGGAAGAAAGACCTTGGTGTACAGGCCGACAAGGATGCTGCCAGAGCAAGAGCCTCCGAGCTTATGCCGCAGCACGCACATCTATGGCCTCTTAAAAAGCACGATGGTAGGGCGGAAGCTGCATTGATAGCATATTGGGGGAGTAGGAAATAATGGAAAAACTAATACTACAACTAAGATGCGCAATTATTGAAGCTGGCGGCTATATAGTGGTTGCCAACAGAATGGGTATCAGTCGCCAGAATCTATATTTTATCTTACGCAAGAGTGGCAACCCCACACTCCATACAGTTATAAAGATTGCAGATGCTGTGGGCCTTACTTTAACTTTGAATAAGTTGGTGCCTCTGTCCTCGCCAGTTCAAACCACTGAGACAAAAGAAACTCAATAAAACTTTGAGCATCTTCATATTCCCATTCTTCAAAGTTGTATTTACCGAGCTTCTCAAGGAAGTCTCCAGTTGATTCGACTATCTTGCCTATAACGGCTTTCTCAGCTTTGGTGAAGTCTTGTGGCATTTTATCCTGGCACTCCTTTGAGCAAAATGTTAAGTATTCACCCTCTGGCCTATCAAAGCTTGCTGGAATACTCCTGCCGTACCAGTTTGCTTCTCTTGAACATACGGGACATTGCTCCATAGGTAGTTCTCCACATTGAGGTATTTACCATTCTGCTTCACAATGATAGCAGATGGAATTTTTAGGCTTTTAGAAAATACGAGTGCTTGTTTGGCGTTTTTGGGAAAAGGATGCAAACTTCTTGCTTTCCACCATCTCTCTCCTCTAGAAATATTAAGCTGGAAGTGAATCCACTCCGAAATTCTGAGTAATCCACAACTATACGTCACTCTCATACTATCAGGCTTACTCTCTTTTTTATGGAGGCTATAGCTGACAGAATCAACTTGAAGAGTCTGTGGCTCGTGAATAACATTATCTGAAGATAAAATGGGTGCTGTAGAAGCTTTAGATGAGAATTTTGCTATATCATTTCTTGGAAATTCAAAGCCGCAATCTATACACTTCCTAGCAGCGGCGTGGTTAATTGTAGCGCACTCCTCGCATATACGAATCGGAGCTTCGCCTTTGCCCTTAGGCTTTCTTCTTCCATCAATTTTGTCGATTACGCCATGAAAGAGCAGGTTGGAGCTATAATCGGCTATCAGGCAATTCTCTTTACCTTCTGCCTTCCTAGCTCCTCTGCCGTATCGTTGAACGAGTCGCCCAGGGGATTTCGTAGGGCAAACATCTGCTATAAATGAAATCATTGGTACATTGAAGCCTGTATCAAGCATACTAACGCTCGCTAAGGCTTGAATCTCCCCTCGTCTAAATTCTTCAATGGATTTCTTACAGAACTCATCATTATTTTTAGAGGTAATGCTTACTGCCTTTATGCCCTCTTCTCGCAAGATACGAGCTATCTCTTCGCTATGCTCAATACCAGTACAGAAGAACAACCAGCCCTTTCTATCGCCTGCCAGCTTGATAGACTCTTTAACAACTGCTCGGTTAATATCATCTTTATTAACAGCCTTCTGCAAATCATCTTGCGCGTAATCACCTGAGCGTGTTCGCACTCCACTTAAGTCAAAGTGCTGCTTTGTATCCTTTGTTATTAGTGGGGATAGATAGCCCTCATCTATTCCATCCTTTAAGCTATATTCAAAAACCACCTTATCAAATAATTTATCCTTACCTTCATCCAGCCTGCCAGTTGACATTCTGTATGGGCTGCCAGATAAACCTATTATTCGTAAATCTGGGTTACGAGCTTTCTGCTCATTTATATAAGTGTGCCACATACCTTCCTGTGAGTGAGGAATACCATGGCTTTCATCGACTATACCAATCTCGATTGTTGGCAATTTGCTCTTAGCCCGATACATTGATTGTATGGTGCCAAAGATAATTGGATAATGAGTGTCCTTCCTACCTAATCCTGCACAGTATATTCCTGCGGGTGCTTTCGGCCATAATCTTTTTAACTCATTGTAATTTTGCTCAACTAATATCTGCGATGGTGCAATAACGGCAATTGTGGTGTTGGGGTACTGCATAATATCTTGGGCAAGCTTTGCCATCACTAAGCTTTTGCCCGTTCCTACAGCCATTGAGATTAAAGGATGCCCAGTGTTTCCCTCCTCGAAATATTGCCATAAACTAGCAACAGCTTTTTCCTGATAAGGCCTAAGTTGCATTATTCCATTTCTTCAAACGGCTTGTTAAGCTCTTCTACAAACTTTAACTTAAGCTCATCAATTTTCTTCGCAAAATTTAGGACAGCACCAATTTCTCTACCAGTATCGTCTTGGCCCTCACATAGCTCCATCAATGATTTAATCATCTCCTCCAGCCGCACAACCTGCGCTGTTTGTGTGGATTCACTGTAGTCAATTTTGTATTGGTTTATGCGAGCTTTGATTTCTTGGAGGGTCATTGGGGATTCCTTTTCTTTGTGTTAACGTGCTGCTCGAAAGCTCTTTGTTGAGCTAAAACATCTATAGGACCTAGAATAGCCTCTTCTACGGTGCGTCCTCTTTTTAACCTCTGGCCGACTATACCCTTGGGTAGATTATACAGCGTTTCCCATTGGTGAATATTTAGAGTTTTGCCATTAAGAGTAAGCAGCTTGTTACTGCGTTTATTGTTAGCCTGAACGAATATATTTACAAATCTACAGTTAGAAGGTTCGTAGTTACCATCATTATTAATACGGTCTATTTGAAGTCCTGGAGCATATCCGTTGTCTAGCGCCCATCTATAAAATTTACGACGATTGAACAGCCACTCGTCGCATATCTTTATTCCTCTTTCTCCATAAGCATAATATCTATTATTTTCTGGCCTATAACACCGACTATACATTCTATGGTAAAGATACGCTAATTGTGTAGCGTGCGGCAAGCGTATATAATGAGTGGTACACTCTTTGCAAGCAGCGTGTCTACGGCCCTTTACTATAACTGCAAATAAAGTTTCTTTTTTCCCACACTCACATTGAAACTCCCATAGTGCGCTATGCTCTATTGAATCTATTAAGGAGATTGCAGTAAGGCGTCCAAATTTCTGCCCTGTAATATCCTTGATGTTTTTAGATATTTTTCGTAATATTTTTTCAGCCACAGCAAGTTCCTTTGCTTTTTGGTTAGGAATAGTGCGAGAGTTAACGCTCTCCACTGTTCCGCAATATAGCATTAGCTATTATCACTTTCAAATATTTCTTTGCTGGTTACGTGGTCCTTCCCGTTTTTCCAAATTTCACCATCGCTATTATATTCTACCCACCCCTCTTCCTCACTTGCATCTACAGCAATAGAATTTGGCACTAGCGATGGGTTATACATATGGGAGGAGCAACCTTCTTGCTGTTCGAGGTAACTTAATGTCGTTTCCCACTTAGCGCACCCCCATGAACCATCAGAATTACTTGTGGAATTGAGACAAGTTCTGCAATTAGGTTGCGCAGGTTTATCATCCCAACAAATATCGAAATGCGAGCAAAAACGACATAAGAAAAAACTTCTATCTTTGCTTATGCGCTCTGGCGGATTTTCCATAGCGCCAATGCGCTCTGCTCTCGCTAAAGAAGCTTCCGCAAATTGCTTGTTATATTCTATTCTTTCGGCGTATAGGCTATCATCGTTCTTGTTAACATTTAGGTAAATTGCCCTATCTAGACCAAAAGCGTGCATTTCGAGTTGTGTTTGAAGCCAATGGTCGGGTTTAGCTTTTTGCAAACCATCTTTCACCAGAGCTTTATAATTCTTTTCATTGCTAGACTTGCATTCCAATATGTATTTAGTCTTCTCAGACCCCGGTAGCCCAAACAATATACCGTCTGGCTTAACCACTACCCTGCCAATCGTTGCCTTCCATTGCTTTCCAGTTTCTGGCGAAACATCATGTACGGTACAACCAATACTTCTTAAATCTTCAATTAAACGACTTTCTTGGGCGAAACCTGAGCCAAATAATCGTAACATCCTCCCACCAAAGCTCTTCACACTCGCCCATCTATAGCCGTACCACAAAGCTCTGTCACAAGGCCCTCCAAGGTCAGAAGCCCCAATCCGCTCATTCTGCCCCTTGCGCTCACGAGCCTCATAAGCCTCGTAAATCTTCTCAACGATAGCGTCTGCTTTTTTTATAGAAAGGTCAGGTAGGGTTGCCATCATCTTCTCCCACGATTATAATCCAATCTACGCTTTCCTCACCCAAAAAAAGAACATCATTAACCTCTGGAGGGCAACCAACTAGCGTACGGTTGAGCCTGTATTCGTCCAAATCAATTACCCTCGCAGTCATATGGTTATGCCTTCTTCTTCCAAGGTTGAGCTTTGGGTGCTGTCGCTGCTTCTTCTGACGCTCCAAATGGCGGGTCGGTTTTAACAGAGCTAGCCTTTGGTGCTGCATCAAGGGAGGCCGCGTAGGTAACTTTGTTTTTGTCTTTATAGCCTCCTGTGCCTTTCTCTGTGCGAATAGTGCCAAGGAAAGGTCTGAAGCACGCTTTAGAGGAATCCTGCTGGGTTAGAGGCAAGCTCATTGCCTCCCAGTAGTTGCGAAGCGCAGTACGGCCTATCACATTCTCTGTACCATCCTTGTTGGTTAGAGAGATACCCTGCCAAATTTTACGGCCCTTATACTTGCCTTCTTCAAGTATTTCCTGCTCAATATTCCAGCGTACGCCTTGATGCTCGTCACTGGTTGCTACCTCCTCCTTGATAACCTGCATCTTAAGTCTGCAATCAGGGATAAGCTCAAAGTCTCTTTCTTCCGGTTCAGGAAGCTCTTGCATGTTTACGTATTGGTTAAGATTAGCCATTGGTTTTCTCCGTTGTTGTGTTGTTGAATGATTCTTTGATAGCATCAAGCAGAAGGTCGAAAGCACCTTCTTTTGGAAGCTCTACCTCATCTGGCAGTTCGTATCTTGTTTTAGCGTAAGCAGCGGGCCTATCGCGGAAATACCCCATGATAATATTCTCACCCACAGCCTTGGTTATCTTAGTTTTGCTCATGCCATCTTTTTTAACTGAGGTTGTTTGGATTTTAAAATTCATGAATAGGCAAATGTCGCACCATTCTTTAAATAAAGAAGCAGCTTTATCATTAAGGTCTAAAGTATATTTATCGTACTGCTCAAGCATATCTGGCGGAGTAATCTTCGCTATCTTGTAATGTGCAAGCGGAACTACCATCATACCATGAGCGTTTCTTAATGCCTCAAGACCGTCTTTTAGTTGTACCCAGTAATCTACCGCTAAAGCATACCCTCGGCCATACGCTAGGTCGGTTATAACCTCCGCAGGTTTGTCAGCAGTCTTATTGTATTCAGCTATAACTTTATTCCAGATAAGCCTCTCGCACCAATCTAGCGTATCAATTACAACGGTTTTATACCCATGGCCGCCGTCAAACAAAACGCCGATAGCGTCCATAAGCTCATCAAATGTTTCTATTCGCCAGCTATCAACATCTAACGCCCCAAGGCCATCTTCGATGTCTAAAAAGATGGGAGAGGGGGCGCCAGCGGCTAATGTCGACTTACCGACACCATCCGCCCCATACACTATCATCCTAATAGGGGACTGCCTCTTGCCCCGCTGTATACTCGCTAAGTTTATCGCCATAGTTAGTTATCCTTCCTTGTTGTTATTTAACATTTCGCTCACACGCCCTCGCTATCTGGTTTGGTTTTCAATAATATCCGTGCCTCTGGATGCTTTTCGTAAAATTTACCGAGTGCTTCTAAACTGGTCTTTTTATTAACGGTAAGACCATCATTACCGCCCAGCGGCTCTTCGAGTTCGTCGGAATTTCCGACATACTGGCCCACTGAAACGGATGGCATATCCTTTATGTATTCGTAAATATACATAGCGTTATCCATCCCCTGATTCTCGCACCACTTCAACAATTCCCCCCTATCAATCAGGTCGCCTTTAGGCTGCTCATCTGCGCAAGTAGGTTCGGGGTCTTTAAGTTCAATAAATATGCGATAAGGCTTATCTGGTATAGGCCACAGCTCTCCTGTCTCCATATTATAGCAGACGGGCAAGCCTTTTATATTTTTCGCTACAGGTTTTACTTCTCTTTCTAATCTTGTTGGTTTTAATTCAAGCAAGTTCTGTTGCTTATTGTGGGTAGGTTCGGGGGTGGCTAATTTATTAACTATGCTAATTGCCTGCGTAATACCGAACGCTTCATTGTTAAGCCATGACATAGCTAATTCGCCAGTCTTAGTTTTTAAGGCTTTAATCAACTCATCAGCATCAACAATTCTGCGTGGCTTACTGGTCATCTGACACCTCCGGCCAGAAGAATGCTTTGCCTTGGCGCCGGGATATTTTAACTTCCCCATTAGGCTGAATATTTATGAGTTCATGGTCAACACCACATACTTCCCAAGAACCGCCAATAAATTCACAGGGTCTATTTAAATCATCAAATCCATCATCTGCTTTTTGCGGTTCAAAAATATGCAAGAAATTATCTGCTATAAATATTTTCTCTGGGGCTACCGGATACAGCCCTGTGGTTGACTTGCCCCAGATAAATTCCAGTTTAAATTCATCAATGTAGTGAACATCAAAATACTCATACATATAAGCCGCAATCAACGGGTCTGTGTAATAAAGCTTACTGGTCATTTTTGGCCTCGTTTTTGGATTTCTTTTTTTCGTACTTATCGCAGACTTCTGACTGATAATGTTTTGCACCCTCTAAATGCGAAGCGGTGCATTCCCATAACGATATTATCTTTGGTCATATAGCTAAAGCCTCAACGTTTGTTTTTATAAATTCCAATTGCTCTTTGATTAAATCCGCGCTTTTCTGAATATCTAAAATCATCTTCCACTGCTCGGCTGTAAGCTCATGAGTCGAAGCCCTGTCACCACATGATTTGCAAACCCTTCTGCGCCTTCTAACCTTACCAATGCCATCATCACGGCTATCAATAACGTATGTCTTGCCGCCGCATACTCTGCAATCATTAGACATCCATCCTCACTCTCTTATATTTAATATCGTAAGCTTCACGCCATGCTTTTACTACTACATCCAGCGCCTTGTTCCATGCAGCCATATCGCGGGGTTGATATTGTGATGGGGTGGGGGTCATAGTTTTAGCTCGAATATTTTTTTAACTTTGTTGGCATTGGCATAGCGTTGCTTTAATTCCGCAAGGCCATCTTCCAATGATTCGATTATCTTTTGAGCGTGTGCAGGCGTGTAAAGATAATTGGTCTTATTCGATAGATTACCAATTAAGTGCATCTGCTTAAGGCAGCGATTTACACGCTTTTCAGCTAATATTCTGAATCTGTCAGCACTCATCCCCCTAATCCTTTCATTCATTCGCTTTTGGTTGGTGTTGAAGTCTCTTCAAAAGCATGACCTACAAACGCACCCTCACGAATAACAAAGCTGCCTATATATTTGTCAGTATTGCCAGTGATTGATTGCCCAGTTCCATAAATACGAATCTGCCTAGCCTCCAATTCTGGCTCATTATCATTCACTAAGGCCCAAATTTTAGGATTATCGAATTGCACTTGCAGCGTTAGAATCTTCGAGCCTTTAGGCATCGAAATTTCCTGTAAATCAGTTATGCTTAAATCGTATTTATAAACCTTCATACCCATCCTTTCATTTTCATTGTTCAACTTGTTTTCGTGGTTGGTTTCTCATTCCTGAAAAACGTTCTGTTTCGGCCTTTAAAGTTAGTTGTGTGATATTTCGTCAAATCTATCAAAGCCCAACCTTGCGCATTCCTTGAGGCAAAATATAACGTTGGTTCTGCTGGCAACTTAATATCAAAGCGCCTGAAAAACTGCTTTGCCCTTATCTGGCTGTATTTGGTGGAAACCGCATATTTGCTGTCGTCTTCATGAAACTCAATTGCTACTGTTTCGCTTTCATCATCATAATACAAATAAGCAAATGGCTTAACG